GGGTTTATCCTCCATCAGGAGTGGAGCTAACGATTATTCCTCCGGGGATGTTGCAACGGTGGCGTGGTGAGTTTATATGGTATGATACGCCGAAGCCTTGCGGCGCGTGCGATCTTGCGTTGGAGGGAGGCGCGGCGGCATCGTTTGCGTTGGGGGTGTGGGGGAAGGCTACCGGCTATAAACTTCCGGCGTCGTTGGAATATCCGCAAGGCCAAACTATAATGTTCAAAGACCCCGTCACGCAGACGGTAAATCCCCGCATCGCGATTCAAGTTAATCAGGTATTTCCTCTCCAAAAAGGGGATACGGTGGTGATGAAAGATCAGTTAATTCAACTCTGCCGCCGTTCCGGGATTCGTCCAGAGTATTTTTGTTGTGATCGGACGGGTCACGGGCAGGGCATAGCCGACATGATAAAGCATGAGTGGTCGTCGGCAATTCATGCCGTGAATTATTCCGAGGGCTGCTCCGAGTCGAAAATAATGATGGAGGACACCCACACGGCCAAGGAGCAATACGACCGGCTGGCGACGGAACTTTGGTTCGCGACGCGCGCGTTCGGGGAGTTTGGGTATTTTCTTATCAATCCATCCGTGGATATGACGAAACTCACCCAACAACTGACTCAGCGGCGTTTTCGTATGTCGGGGTCGAAGACAAAAGTAGAGAACAAGCGGGATTACGTATCTCGTGGAAGTTGGGAGTCGCCGGACGATGCCGATGCCATAACTTTGTTGGTTCATGGCGTGCGTAAAGGCGCGGGCCTCATACCCTCGATGAAGGGCGGCGATGCGGATGAGGGAAACGAAGACGACAGTTGGTGGAATGCCCGCTATGAGGGCGGTGCGAGAATTGACATAACCAACATGACGGACACTCTTAATTTAGAATGATACGAATTAACGTCAATCTTTACCCGTCAAATGGGTTTGTATATAAAAACCCAGATGGGACGCTTTTACGAAGTTCCAAGGGATGGAATGATTTGATTACGCGCGTGAAAGTTTACCGAAAGGTAAATAATTTGGAACGCGGCGATCCTGAAAAAGAAATCCACCAACAGGCGTGCGAAAACAATCCGTCCCTGTGCTCGGAGCAAAACCCTACGCCGCCTGTGCCGATTGTTGGAGGTGGGCGTAAGTCGTTAAAAGGAAAGGCGCTGGCGTGGCAGATGGAAACCCGGCGTCATAAAAAACAGTTGTCGTTTGTCACGCCTGAAGAAGCTAAACGGCGCGCTGATATTTGTGCTAAATGTCCGCATAACGTCGATGTTTCGGGCGGGTGCGGCACTTGTCGGCGGGCGTTTAGTGAAGCCCGCGAAGACATCCTATCACGGCGGGTAATCGATAGTCGTTTAAACGCTTGTGATCGGCTTGGTTTCGACACCGCCGTGGCGGTGCATCTTGACGAACCTCGTGTGAACGACCCCGACCTTCCGGCTGTCTGTTGGAAAAAAATTGTGGTATGATTTTTCGATGGGACATGCCGTTTCGCTATCTTGCCGCTCAAGGGCGGAGATGTTTCGGATGGTTTTTTGATTGTGAGACGCTTGTAACTGATCAGGAGTGGGGAGCACGTCGGGGACAGTGTGACCGGTGCGCGGAGCTAACAAATGACGATCAATGTAGGTTGTGCGGGTGTTTAGTGGACGCGAAGGCTATGCTGGCTTTGGAAAAGTGCCCGATAAATCGCTGGAAAAGGATTTGGAGGCGCAAATATGTCAAGTGACAAACCACTCAAAAAACGCCACTGATTATTAGACGGTATGCTTGATACGAAAGACATCGCCCACGACGGTTTGATCCAAAGCCCCAAGATTGGACCCTCCGGCAAGCCAACGCAGAAATCCATCAAAGATGTTGGTATGGCGAAAGAGGTGGTGAAAACCATCATTTCGGCGGGTCGCAATCGGCAAATTGTAAATAGTCGAATCCTTGCGAAATACAATGCCGAAAAGCCCTACGACTCCGGGCAGCTAAAGGCCGAAGGGCTGGGGTGGAAGCAGAATTTCACGACCAAACCCCTGCCGTCGATGATCGAAAAGGTCGCGCCCCGGTTCGTGCGGGCAGTCGCGTCCCAAAAATACCTTACAAATTCGGCTTTGTCGGATCGGTGGCAGAATTCCGTGGAAAAAACGGAGAAATTTCGCGAGTTGATCACGAAAACCATTCGAGCGCGCGTGGGCTGGACTACTCTTGTCGAGGACATTGGCTTCGACAATGCTCTTTTCGGTCACACGATTGTTGGCTGGTTGGATGAGTTCACTTGGTTCCCCAAACATTTCAAACAGGACGAGTCGGCGGTGTCGGATGGCACAAAACAGCTTCCGTCCATGGCCCAAGTGGTTGTGCTTCGGGAAACGTTCATGCCGCACGAATTATATTCGTATATCAAGGACAAGGAGTCCGCCGAAACCGTGGGCTGGGACGTGTCCAAGACGATAACAGCGATCAATAAAGCTTCTCCCACCCAAATTCAGGCCCGGCTGGGGCCAGAAACATCCATGGAGGCGTGGTATCAGAACGCCGCTCGGGAGTTGACCATCGGTGCGTCTTACATGGCGGGCGCGAGTGTTATTACTGTCTATACTCTGCTGGTGCGCGAAGTAGAAGGAAAAGTTTCTCACTATCGCCTAGCCGGTAATGACTACGATCTGATATTTGAGAAGGAAGATCGGTTTGATTCCATGGAGGACTGCGTCGCGTTTTTCGCCTTCCAGAAAGGCAACGGAACTCTGCACGGATCAAAGGGCGTGGGTCGGGATATTTACGAGATGGCGGGGATGATCGACCGCACCCGCAACGAAATCGTTGACCGCTCAATCCTTTCGGGCAAGACTTTGATCCAAGGCGATATAAAACGTATTCACACCTTTAAGATGTCGGTGATTGGCTCGGCGCTGATCATCCCGCAGGGTTGGAATGTTCTCGAACAAAAATTCGATGGTAACGTTGAGGCATTTCTGAAGTTGGACGCCTATTTTTCGATGATCGTTGACCAGTTGATCGGGTCCACATCTCCGCCCCGAATCGAGGGCGAGGCATTTAGGTCTCCGGCTGCGGTGAATCTTTATGCGGAGCGCGAGGAAGAACAGCGCGACGTTAGAATTTCCCGGTTCTTGGAACAGTTTGTGAATATGGTCAGCACCATGCAACGGCGCTTATGTGATTCGGAGACCGTCGAGGACGATGCGAAAGAAATGCAGAAGGAACTGCTCAAACACATGACCCGCGAGGAACTTACGGAACTCGCCAAGCAGCCGGTGGCGGGGACTATCAATGATTTAACTCCGATTCAGCGCCAAATGATTGTTGCGCTGGCGGCAGAGAAGCGCGGAAACCCCCTTTATAATCAGCGCCAGCTTGAAGTTGAGGACTTGAATGCGCGCATGAACGCGGATTTTTCCAAGCGGGTGTTGCTGCCGGAAAACGACCCAACCGTTCAGACCGAACAGCAGCGGTTGCAGCAAATGGAACTGATCTTGCTTTCGCAAGGCCAGCCGGTCGCGGTCAGTCCGCGCGACAATCACATGATTCATTTGGAAGTGTTGATGCCGATTGCGGAGCAACTCGCGTCGGCGATCATGCAGGGTCAGGCCGAAACGGCACAGTTGGAGCCAATCGTTGCGCATATCACCGAGCATTACAATCGGGCGGTCGAGCAGGGCGTCCCGAAGGAACAGTTGAAATTAATTGCGGATTTTGTTAAGAACGCGGGAAAAACACTTGCGCAGTTGAAACAGTTAGATGAGGAAGCCGCATCGCTATCTCAAGAGTCTCAGGCGCACGATGAGGAAGAAATCAATGCCCCGATATCAGACGTAATATAAAACCATAATACCCCTATGGAAATCACAAACTCCGCCCTTGAATGGGACAGCGACGATTCAACCCTTCTCCGACAGTTTCTTGAGACCCGCGCTGGGACTCGGCTGTTGCCCAAAGTGGCGGAGCAAGCGCCAACGTTGATAACCGAAGGCGACACAAACAAAATTTTGTGCCGGACTGGTATGGTTGCGGGCGTCGGAGAGGCGATCCGAATCATTCTTGCGTTGGCCCACCCTGTGCCGGATGAAGTCGTTGCGGCAACGGACCTGCCGGACCTGACGGACGACACTAAATGGTCGGACGGTAACAAACTCACCCCATGAAAATTTCACTCACACAAGGTTTTGAGGCGGTCGTTAGTGACGATTTTAGTAAATACCCGAATCCGAGGGCGTCAGAGGTTTTGGATTGCCGATGGTATTCACACAAGAGTCGGGGGCGCGTGTATGCGGCGAGGCGGGCCGGGAGTGGGACTGTCTTTCTCCACCGGGTATTGATGGGTGAGCCGAACGGCGTGGAGATTGATCATATTGATGGTGACCGGCTCAATAATTGTTTTAATAATCTTCGATTGGCGACCAGTGCGCAAAACCAACAAGGATTTCAGCGGAAACGGGTAAAATGCACGTCTAAGTTTCGGGGGGTGTGTTGGGATAAGGAGCAACAAAAATGGCGCGCGCAATTGGGGTGCCGGGACCGAACATATAATCTTGGACGTTTCCATTCTGAGAAAGATGCGGCCCTCGCTTACGACATCGCGGCCCGGAATTTTTTCGGCAAATTTGCAACTCCCAACTTTAAATAATTTATGGCAGATACGGAAGCACCCAAAACGGAACAAGTCGGTTTCCCCGATGTTGTTAAAAACAACGCAGACGTGGCGGCGGCGCTCGTCGAGCAGGGCAAGGTCTCTACCTCCCCCGATTTTCATGCGGAGCCGGGAGACGCGCTCGACGCGATCCTGAAGAAAAAGACGGAAGTAGCGGAGGAAAAAATCGAAGTCGATACCAAGGCGGCTGATGACGAAGCTGCGCGCAAGGCGGCAGAAATTGACCCCGTCAAGCAGGAAGAAGCAAAGGTCGCCGCCGAGAAGGCCGAAGCCGAACGCAAACGCGCCGAGGATATTTTCAAGGACTCGCCGGGACTCCCGCCCAATTCCAGCCCC